AGCGTCGCATGATCCAGGTGATGCTGAACTGTTAAAATCACAAGCACGCGATATTAACGACCTAGAATTCAGCGATGACTCATGGAGAGAAAATTATGACCCTGATTTTGACTATGAAGCAGAAATAGCAAACAATCCAGTTTCTGATTTCTCAACTAACCCCGCAACGGACATGACACAATAATGGCAGCAGGAATTTTACTACCAGTAGCACCTATTACAGGTTTACCTTGCTCGGGACATGGTATTTGTATCCCAAGTACGGTTCACTCTGTGCAATCTTGTGGTTCACCACCTATTCCTTACACTATTAAGATAAAGGAGTGGACATGTTGGTGGCCACCCACTCCATTAGTTCCTTTTGGACCACTTAGTCCATTGAAAGCAATGGTATTGACCAATGGGTTGCCTACAATGACATTTGGTGATAGATTCATACCACATATTTCACCATGTACCAATATTATCATCTATATGTGCCCATGTGGTAAATCCTTATGCCCAGTTCCGACTCCAATCCCTTGTAGCATACTTACAACCGAAGATATGGGTGGTGTAGGTCATATGAGAATCTTATTTGCGACCTCTTTGACTGTATATGTTACTAAGTTACCAATCGGACGTGTTCTAGACCCTCTGGGTGTAGGTACGTTGGCATATAGTTATCCATGTAACAGTGTGGTTGCATATGGGTCACCAAATGTGCTATCATCATAGAATATTCTATTTTTAAGTTATGCCAGTCAGAACAAAGACAGGAAATTTCGGATCTCAGGTAGTTTCGGACACAATCCCAAAAAAGACAAGACAGGGAGCGTCACAGAACACAAAAGTCAGTGCTACGTCGAGAAATAAGGCGAAAAAGAAGTATAGAGGGCAAGGTCGCTAAAACTGCTATAAATAAAACTGTAACGACTAAATAATCGTAATGTCGACATACAGATTCCGATCAGAAAAGTTCTTATCTCGTGGATTCAAAGATTTAGCGATTTCTTTTGAAGCAAATCCTAATACTAATGATTTCTCAGCAGTAACAAACGAAAATGCTATCAAGCAATCGATACGGAACCTTGTATTGACAAGTTTTGGTGAAAGACCTTTCCAACCGACTATTGGGTCAAGAGTGAGAGGTCTATTATTTGAACCGTTTGATGTTTTCATGTCAGAAGACTTAAAAGATGAAATATCAAACACAATAGAACGATTAGAACCAAGAGTCGAGTTGATCGACGTTGATGTGAGACTTTCTGAGGATGAACATAGTATAGACGTTGGTGTTGAATATGCCATCGTTGGACAACCACAAACACAAGTGGTTGAATTCCTTTTAGAGAGAACATAACATGCCTGCCACCCCATCGAATCTAACGTCATTAGATTTCTTCGAGATTAAGGAGTCCATTAAGTCATATCTCAGAACAAGACCTGAGTTTAGTGATTATGACTTTGAAGGATCTAGTGCATCATACCTAATAGACACATTAGCGTACAATACTTATTACAGCGCATTCACCGCTAACATGTCGATGAATGAAGCGTTCCTAGAATCAGCGACAGTAAGAGATAATGTTGTAAGAATTGCAAAGCAGATAAACTATACACCTAGATCAATAAAGGCAGCAAAAGCATGTGTTCGTATTACTGCACAGGCAGCAGTGTTACCTGGTGCTCAGAGTTACCCTGATAGTATTACTATCAAGAAGGGTGATGTGTTTATATCTGAGATCAATGGTGAGACATTTACATATGCTCTTACAAGAGACACACAAGCAACAGTTGACCAAACTACTGGATTAGCAACATTCTCTCAACTTATAATCTATCAAGGCAACTTTGTTAGTTTCAATTATACAGTTGATGATACTGCTAAGGCAAACTATGTAATCCCTGCTGAGGGAGTTGATACTGAGTTACTTACAGTATCTGTAAAACCAAACGAACAGTCTGCTGAGATTGATGAATACTCTCTATCATCAAACGTAACAGCATTGACTGCAACTTCTCGTGTTTACTTTTTAGAAGAGACAGAAGATCTTAGATACAAGGTAATATTTGGTGATGGTGTTCTAGGACGTAAGTTAATTGATAATGAGTTTATTGTATTAGAGTACATTACTACTGACGGACCAAAAGCAAACGGTGCTAATAAGTTTAGTTTCATAGGTCAAGCAGTGGATGTCACAGGACGTGCTGTACTACCTTCTCAGATGTCCCTAGCAACGATTGACAGCAGTCAAAGTGGCGAGGAGAGAGAATCTGCCCTGTCAGTTAAGTTTCGCGCTCCTAGGGCATTCTCGACGCAGAACAGAGCAGTTACAGAGAATGACTACGCTCACATTGTTCAAGACATCTATCCCCAGGCAGCAGCAGTAACTGCCTATGGTGGTGAGAAACTTTCACCCCCTGAGTACGGTAAAGTGTTTATTGCAGTCAGATCAAAGTCTGGTGTGAACTTAAACACTACAACAAAGAAACGTATTCAGAATCAACTACTTGCATACTCCATGGCGTCGATTCAACCAGTAGTTGTTGATCCACGCATTTTCTACTTGTCACCTAAGATCTATCCATCATTTGATGGTAACAGTACAACAAGGTCTGCTAACGAATTAGCATCTGCTATTTTAAAGTCAGTTGATAAGTTTAACTCACAGAATAGAGATGACAGATTTAGTGGTCGTCTTGAAATGTCAAAATTTAATAGTATGATTGACTCTGCTGATAATGCTATCGCTGGTACAACGACACAGATGTCTATTGGTCAGAATTTAGACCAGTTTACATTTGGTAACGTATTTACCCAGTGTCTTGACTTTGGTAATGTACTAACAGACCCCAGTTCATTAGGTGGTGGTGATGGTACTGATTGTGATCCTAAGTTCTCATCTGTTAAGTCTGGTTCATTCTATGCAACTGGTTATACAGAGGAAGTAGCAGACTTAATTGCTGCTGGTGAAGCAGCGGGATCCCTTACTACGTCTCAACAGTCAAGTGGTCTTGAAGCAGCAGTATTTAATGGCACCCTAGTAGAATCAAGTACATTAGTACCAGTAAATCTTCGTGATGATGGAAAAGGTAACTTATTGATGGTTACTAATAGAAATGAAAAAGAGGTCATCCTTTCTTCATCAGTTGGAACAGTAGATTACTCAACTGGAAAAGTCTGTGCTGGACCGCTAAATATTGCAGATACCCCTGACAGTACAACTCGTGTTCCTATTGTAGTATTACCTGACGGTGATGGACTAACAATCCCACCAGGTGTCGATCCTACGTTATTTGATCCGAAAGTTTTCCCTGTTGATTATATTACTAACCCATCAAACGTAAGTGGGTTTGATCCTTACAACTTTGGTGGTTGGAACTATGGTGGAGGCACCATAAATACAATTAATTACCCGATAGATGCGTTTACCTATCCAGAAATCGACTCCTGTTTCTAAATTAGATGTTTGCTGACAAAATAAACATTTCGGACAGAGTTAGTAATCAACTCCCAGAGTTTATAAGGGATGAAGATCAACAACTCGTTAACTTTCTCTTTGAATACTACAAGTCACAAGAGAAGACTGGTCGTGCGTATAATGTACTAAACAATTTACTTGAATATCTTGATATTGATGCTTATGATCCTAAGATCTTAACATCTAACACAATTCTTATCAAAGATGTTGATACAAGTGTAGAAAAGATTGAAGTAGAAGCAATAGATGGATTCTTACCGAAAGATGGTTCGGTAATGATCGATAATGAAGTAATATATTACCAAGAAACAGTTCGTGGTCCTGATGCTATATTAACACCAGGAATTTCACTAGAAGAATTTAATAAAAAGCGTCAAAATCTAGAAAGTCCTATAAGTTTGTTCGATGGAGTCAAAACTACCTTCGATCTTAAATTCTTAGGTACCCCAGTCTCACCTGTCTCAGCAGAACACCTTGTTGTCACTGTTTTTGGGACAATGATGCAACCAGTTGTTGATTATACAATCAGTGGTTCTCAAATTGTCTTTACAACACCTCCAAGAGCAAAAACTGGTACTGACCAAGTAGAGTTTACACAAATTCTTTATTATATTGGTTTTGCTGACTCAGTAATCAAAAAATTAGAATATCCTGATGTTGCGACTCTTGCTGGTGACGAGTCAATGCCTATTACTTACAATAGTCAACCATATTCACCTATTTCAGAGATTGGTCTAATTATTAATCGTAATGGTACTCTACAAAGACCATATATCGATTATGTACTAACTGACAACAATACAAGGATCAAATTCTTTGTAAATATCACCTCACAGGATGTTTACCATATAAGGTCTATCGAATACGTCTCTCCGTCCGTTGGATCGGGTGCTGAGGCGGTTACAAGGATAGGAGTCAATGGTGAGATTGAAGCAATCATAATCAAAAACGGAGGATCAGGATATGAACTTAACTTTGCTCCAAAAGTTTCTATATACAGTTCGACTGGTGTCGGTGGCAACTCAGCTGCAAGATCACTTGTCTCGGGAATCAAAAACATCCAACTCATAAGTGGTGGACAAGGATATACATCATATAACCCTCCACTTATTAATATCACACCCCCTAGCGATCTAATCAACGGTTCAAGGGCAACTGCTGCTATTACAGTTGATGATACAACTGGTCAGGTAGATAGCGTTACTATTACAGACTCTGGTTCTGGATATGACTTTATTCCAGCAATCACTTTCCAAAACCCAGGTGGTGCATCAGTTAGTGATCCTACTATTGATGGTGAGGGTAGATTAAACGTTGATTCTATCACAGTTACTTCAACAGGTTTAGGATATAGTAACCCTCCAACAATTTATATTGACCCTGCTCCTGTTGATGGTATTAATGCAGAAGCATCATGTACAGTATCACCTGATGGACAGGTTGTTCAAGTTACTATTAATAATAGAGGTAGAGGATATTTAACTGCACCAAGAGCAAGAATTATACAACCAGTTGGTGCACAGGTTTTAGATGTAACTGTTGCTAATGGTAGTGTTACTAATATTAACCTATTAACTGGTGGTGCTGGATATACAGATGCACCTTCTGTTTATATTGTAGATGATCGTAAAGGACCACTAGGAGAAGCAATCGGTGGTACAGGAGCATTGGCAGCAGCGACTATATTCAACGGAGAAATTACTGATATCAATATCATTAGTTTTGGTACAGGATACTCAACAGAAACGCCCCCAAAGGTGTACATAGCCGAACCTTTATCCGCTGCATCGTCCTGTGACGTTGGATTTGGTGAAATCACTGGTTGTAAGATTTTAAGTGCTGGTTCTTATTACGAACCCTCTGCATTCCTTAATTGTGCTCGTGGTGTATCTGATATAGTACAGTTTGACAACTATGGTAATCAGATATATGCAAAAGAAGCACAACTAGCACAAACTAACCATTCAAGTGGTGCTGTTGTACATAACCTTGACTCTCAGATCATTAGACAGGTATTTGACAAGTTTAGACGTCAATATATGCCTACTATCAACATTGACTACTCACAGGTCAATCCGATACAGGTTATTAAGACTATTAAGGACTTCTATATCTCTAAGGGTACAAAAACTGCTGCACAATACCTATTCAAGATATTATTTGGTGAACAGGTTGATGTTTACTACCCAAGAGAAGAATTAGTTACACCATCTGCTGCTTCATGGATAGTTGACACTATTTTAAGAGCAGAGTTGATATCTGGTGATCCTGCTAACTTACCTAACTCACAACTTAATCAATTTGCTGATGATGTTGATCCAAACATCGGAGATGCTAATGTATTGATTGAAAACGTCATTTCAATCATAGAAGGTACTGATGTAATTTACGAATTAGCAATATCAGAAGAAACATTATCAGGGGTATTCAAGATTCCCTATAAAACAGTTCTTGCAGAACCATTAACAACAACAGAGAACATAATAACAGTTGACTCAACTATTGGGTGGCCCGAGAAGAACGGAACTATCATTATTGGTGATTCTGAGATTGTACAGTATAAAGAAAAATCACTAAACCAGTTTATTGAGTGTACACGTTCTAAAAACGGTGTAGTAGAAGACTGGGACCCAGGAACTACTATATTCTCTGACATATTTGTATATGTCAACCGTGGTTTGACAACAGAAGTAAAACTTCGTGTCCTAGGTATCGCAGAAGCGGGTACAACAGTATTAGAAGATAGTGGATCATATTATCTACCTGGTGACAAGTTAAACGTTGCTGCGTTAGGTTCTACTGCTAATGATAAGCGTCTAAATTCATGGTTATACAACGTTAAGAAGTTAATCTCTGTTACCGAGATTAATCCTACACAAAATAGCAATTCAATAAGTCAAATTGCTAACGTTGTTTGTTCTAACCCACATGGTTTACTTGTAGAAGACAAGGTTACCATCTATGGTGCTAACCCTGCTGTATATAATGGCACGTTTGAAGTAACGTCACGTCTTGATGAATTTACCTTTACATATAACTTACCTGTTCCTACTGATATTGTTCCACAGGGTAATATTCTATTATCAGTTGACCTCAACAGAGGTAAGTCAACTGTAACCTCTATTAATGAAGTTATATCACTCTTTACATCTAACATACAGAACTCTTTCTTCAATAGTGCTTATGTTTACATTGCTGCATCTGGATTACCCAACTACAAGGTTGGACCATTTACAGGATCTGCACTTATTCCAGGAAACCAACGTAAGTTACTAAGATTCCCTAGAACAGTTGAGACAGTATCTACAAGAACAATAGTTGCACCCAATACTCCTATTGGATCATGGGTAAATGGTGTTGCTGCATGGTCTTACAAGTCTGCTGATGTTGTAACATTTGGACCTTTAACCAGTATTAGTATTCTTACAAATGGACAAGACTATGATGCTGGATCAAAACCAGCATTAGAAATAACTGGTGGTGGAGGTACAGGTGCTGCTGCTGCGGTAACTGTTAATGGTTCTTTATTCTCTATTGCTGTAACTAATGAAGGATCTAATTACACAACACAACCATTAATCTCTATTGTTGGTGGTGGTGGATCTGGTGCAACTGCACAAGCGGTTGTTACTAATGGTAGAGTAACAAGAGTACTTGTAGAGAATGCTGGAACTGGATATACATCTCAACCTACTATATCAATAACTGGTGGTGGCGGTATAGGTGCCCTTGCATCTGCACAAGTTCGTGGTCCTATATCAGGTGTAACTCTAACATCCCCTGGTGCTGGATATACATCAACTCCTTCAATCAGACTAAACTCTGGTGAAGGTGCTCTGGCACAACCTATTGTTATTAATGGTCGTATTGTATCAATCGCTATTATTAACTCTGGATCTGGATATACAACTGCACCTACTATCTTTATTAATGGTGATGGATTTGGTGCTCAGGCAGTTGCTGTTATTGGAACATTAGGAGAAGATAAAGGTAAAGTTATATCTGTAACAATTACAAATAGAGGTGTTGGATATACACAAGGAATGACAACTGTACGTTTAGAAGCGGTTGGTCAACTAGCAACATTCCAAGCAAACGTATTCCAGTGGAATAAAAACCTTGAATACGATTTAGCATCAAAGTATGACGTAGCGAGAGGATATGTATTTACTGGATTCAATAACCAGTATGGTGGTGAGTATGCACATATATCAGATCCAAAAGAACTAAGATATGTTGTTGGTGATAACGTTGTATTAGATCCAGTCACACAATCATTCAGAGAGATAGGTGTTAACGAAGCACACTCTCCTATTATTGGTTGGGCATTTGATGGTAACCCAATCTACGGTCCATATGGATATATCGACCCAACTGACCAGAACAGTGGATTACGAAGAATGCGTTCTTCTTATAAACTTAAAGATGAAGTTGTATATGATCTAGATACTAACCCAACACCATCAAGAACAGATGGTCCTGCATTATCAGAGTATCCTGCTGGTATATTTGTTAATGACTATGAATACACATTCCAAAGAGGTGACTTAGATCCTTACAATGGTAGATTCTGTAAGACACCTGATTTCCCTGCTGGAACTTATGCATACTTCATTACTATTGATGAATCAGATACAGGTTTACCAGTATTCCCTTATATTATTGGTCCACAGTTTAACTCTGTTGTTGATACATGGAACTTAAGCACAAGTGCAGTACAGCAAAATATTCCAACTGGTGTTGTTAGATATCGTGATCCTTACGAGAATGTTGATATTGACGTTGAGAGGGCACCAAATGCCTCTACAAACGCTCTAACACTAGAGAATGGTGAAATACTACTATTTGAAATAGAAGACGAAGATAGAAGTGGTGTTATTGAACAAGATGAGACTGATGATCCAGATCAAATCTTTGAAGAGTCACCTCTACAGTTATT